CCCATCCGCGTCAAGCGCGTTTATGAGAATGGCACAGATGCAACCAGCATCGTGGGAGTGTATTAGATGCGGATTGGTCTGGATCTGACGTTGAAAAGTGCGCTGAAGACGGGTCCGTCTGATGTCATTGCACCGACTCTTGTCATTACTCTGAGTGATTACGCACTCAAGATTGGCGATACCGCCACGGTGACATTCACGTTCTCGGAAGCGCCAACTGGATTTACTGAGGCAGATGTGACTGCGCCGAATGGCTCATTATCTTCGTTTGGTGTCACCGGCAATCCATTGATCTATACTGCGATATTTACGCCGACTGCTGACGTGTCGGATGCAACCAATGTCATCACGGTGGGAACAGGTTGGACAGACGCGGCGGGCAATCCCCCGGCAGGTGCTACGACTTCGGATAACTACACAGTGGACACCACAGCGCCGACTGTGGTGATTACGTCGAGTGAGAGCAGCCCAACCGCGGCAAGTCCGATACCGATCACCGTCACATTCTCGGAATCGGTAACGGGTTTTGTGGTTGGCGACATCACGATTTCAGCCGGTTCGCTGGCTAATTTCTCAGGCTCAGGCACGACTTATACCGTGAACTGGACACCAGGCATTATTGGCGCGCTTACAATGGACATCGCGGGTGGTGTGTGTGTGGACGCAGCTGGCAACGCCAACACAGCCGCAAGCCAGTTCGCTATCACAGAAACAACCATCACCGCACCGGCCATTACACCCACGCTTGGCTCAGAACTTCTTGTCAATCCAGACTTTGAGGGTGCGTACGACGACGAATCGGGTGGTACTGGAACCGCCAACGTCGCGCCGAACTGGAATAAACAATCTATTGAGACAGACGACATTCTAGACAAAGAACTCACAATAATTCATGGTGGGAGCGCAAGCCAAAAAATAGTGATGTTGAACGCCAATGAAGGCGTAGCGCCTGCGGCTGCTCCAATGGCAGCGATTGGATGGTATCAAGCCTCTGTTTGGATTTACAATGTGTCGGGGAATGGGATATGGATAGATAGCGACAGTGGCCCCAGCACCGTTGTCATATCAGCGGCGGGGGTTTGGACGCAAGCTGTTGGAACAGGACGCACAACCGGCTCGAATCATAAAATCTATGTCCTTAGTGGCGCTTCCACAACGTCATATATAGACGATGCGTCTGTTAAAGCAATTCTTTTATCTTCCATGCTTTCTTCTCTTGGGACGTGGGCAGGGAGAGATGGGACCTATACTTGCCACCCGACAGTTGCAACAAAAACGCAAGCAGGGATGGCTGTTGCGTATCTGAACGCCACAAATTTCGTGCTCGCGGTTGTTGACCGGGGAAGTAATACCGCAAAACTCCTGAAACTCATCGCAGGAACATGGACACAGATTATTAGCGGAGCTGTTACGTACAGCGCGGCGGCGGAGTTGAAAGTTGTCATATCGGGCACAAGTTACAGCCTGTACTACAACACCATACAGGTTGGAACGACTCAAACAATATCGAACACACTTGGAGATGGCATATATGGCTTTAACGCGCTGGCAGGCAATACAGTTGGTTCAGTAACCGCAAACCCTTAGGCGGTGGCGACCTTGAAGCGCTTTACGTGTCACCGAACGGAGCAGGACTAGGAACCGAAGCCTCTCCAACGAGCTTACCAAGCGCGTTACTAACAGGCAAGGATATTTATATGTTGGATGGAATCTACACACAGGACACAATGACAGTACCGAGCGGAGTAAATGTGCAAGCTGTAGCCGGTTCGCGTCCGGTTGTGATTCATTCAGACGGTTCACCTCCCGGCCTTCAATTTGGCGCGGGCTGTTCTGTAACTGGCGTCTGGTTCGGCGGTACGAAGTTCGCAGATGAGAACGGCAGGATTATAAACTTCCTGAGTGGTGGTGGGGCGACTGTTGATGGCTGTACCTTTTTTGGGTATTCGCAGGGCATGGGTGGTTGGGTCGGCAGTAGTAACCTTATTACAAAAAACAGGTTCGTGAACTGCGGATATGATGGTTTATGGCATGACATCTATTGCTCCAATTCCGGCAACACCGAAATATCGGAGGGGATTCACGTCGGCGGGGCAGGATACAAGATACATCTTTATAACAATCCTGAAGGCTTGACCATTCGCGCTAACTTCATGGGTGGGTCTACAGTGAGCGACATGGCAATCCAGCAGGGTAATGACACCATCGCTAATAATATCCTGTGGGGAGAAGTCGTGGCATCCTATTGGAACGCCGAAAACTGTATCTTTAGCAAAAACATTTTCGGCCCAGACAGGGCATATTTTACAGATGTCAGTTCAAACAATACTGCCGATGGAAATGTGTTCTGCAATGGCCAAACTCCATTCGGGACCAACCCGCAAACATGGGACGCGGCGGCGATTGCAACAAATCTAGGAAAGACAAAATCCGAAATAGACATGGCGATTAGCACCTTGATTGCTGCGTTCAGTCAGACGGTGCAGCAAATCCACGATGACGCGATGATTGAAACCCACTTTGCCACTCTCAAGGCTGTGATTGATGCGTGGAAATTGCAATGAGTAAGGCTTTCATCTACATCAACCACCAGGATAAGGGCAAACTTATGAAGGATGCTTTGATCCTGGATGGCTGGAAGGAAGTCAGGTTTGACCAGGATGCTGATTAAATGAAAACTGGTTTCGAGTGGGTTGTTTCGCCGAAGGTGATTGCAAAGGGTCTGGATGATTATGGCCGGAAGGCTCTGGTCGCTATCCAGGCTGTCGCGAATTACTGGGGGCAGCTCGTCCAGAATGAAGCCAGGGAGAACGCGGTCTGGGAAGACCGTACCGGCAATGCACGCGGCGGTCTGTTCTTTGCGGTGGATGGTTTCGGACTCGAGTCGATCACCGGCGAGGTGACACCGGAAGCCAAGAGTGAGATGAGCGACGTGGCTGTGGAAAGCGGAGATAAAGACACGTTGATCATCACGCTGGGGCACACGGTATTTTATGGCAAGTTTTTGGAAACATCGAACGGCGGTCGCTATGCAATCATTATGAGCACGATGGAACAAAATTTTCCGAAATTGGAACGCATGATACAGGACATCTTCCGAGGATGATATGCCTTCATTGAGATCAAGGATCAACGCTTTTTTCAATCCGCCCTCAGCTGAGGCTGAGACGACCGCCGCGCCGGCTGTACAGCAGTCCGTTGTGGCCGAGTACCAGAAGCTGAAATCAGACCGGGACCGGATGGCGATCATCAAAACATGCAGGCAGATGTATGCAACAGATCCGCGTGTGAAGAAAGCGCTGCGGATGTATTCGACGGACCTGGTGAAGGCCGGATTCCTTGTCAAAACGAAAGATGAGCTGGCAAAGCAGATCGCAACGGAGCTGCAGACACGGCTCGGGTTGAATAAGAAATTGCAGGACGTGGTGCGTCTCACCGGGCGCGATGGTGATTCGTTCTATGAAAATGTCGTGGATGGAGAGTTGAACATTGTCGAAGTGAGCCGCAAGCCCACTTTGAGAATGCGGCGCAACAGCAATAACGCGGACAAGCTGGACGATCCGCAACGAGCGTTTTATATGGTGGATGAAATGTATACGGGCTTTGGCATCCCGAAAGATGCGGTCTTTTTTCCCGAATGGCAGATCATCCATGCGCGCTGGGAGCACGACGATGAAAGCCGTTACGGGGTCCCGATGTGGGCATCGGCAACGGGTTCGTTCAAGCGTGTGAGCGAGGGTGAAACGGATATGGCTGTGCGGCGCAAAGTGCGAGCTGGCATGAGATTGCTGCATGTCGTCGAGGGCAATGAGGCTGATGTCAAGGCTTACAAGGAGATGAACCAGAAAGCGCTGGATACTCCGACTGCAGCACATCTGGATTTATTCTCGAATAAGCCTGGCTCGATCACGGCGATCCAGGGCGATGCGCACCTGAATGAGATCAACGACATCCTGCACCAGGTGGCGACGATGTTCGCGGCGTCCGATGTCCCGATGGAGCTTGTGGCATATGGCGAGGGACTGAACAGGGACATCCTGGGCGATAAAAAGGAAGAGTACGATGAATCACTCGACGATGGCAGGGAATGGGTCACAGAGGAGTTTCTGAAGCCATTGCTGGAACGCCAGTGGCTGTTGAAGGGAATCCTGCCCGCCAACGTGAAATATGAGATCGTCTGGCGCCTGGCGAAGAAACTGACGCCGGCGGACCTGCGTGACCTGGGCGATGCGCTGGCCAGGCTGCGTGTGCTGGGTGTGAAGGAGGAGATCATCCAATCCATTGCGGCGCTATATCTTCGGAATGTGGATGTGGATATTCTCAACTCGGATGGGATCAGCGCGGAGCAGTTCGCGAAGAGTTTGCAAGGAATTTCAATTTAGTGATTTTCCACGAAGAACACGAAGGAACACGAAGGAAAGAATGTCTGATTATTTGAAGTTGACCGTAGAGAGCAACCCTGTGCAATTGGCCTTACTGCCTATTGAAGAGTTTACGCTGGGGGAAATCGTTGGGCATTGGGAAGTGCCA